CTTTCGTCAAGGCCGCCGTTACGGCTTCTACGCTGACAGAACGGGTTGCGGCAATGTCCAAGGCCAACGTGAGAAGCGATTGCGCCTGAGTAACGTTATTCGTTGCTCTCAGGAGTCGATCCATTGACGGTCTGAGAACGTCATCAGCAACAGCAGAAGAATTCTGGAGCTGCTGCACGAATCTTTCTACCCCGGCCTGTTCATGCGCGAGCCCGAGATTCTCCAGCGTGCGCGAGAGTTTCTGCGCCGCTAGATCATCATCTATGAACGCTTGCAAGGAATCCTTGCCGAACTGAATAGCCATCCTTGCGCCAGCCTGAACAGCCATCAACGCAGCGCCGCCGACAGCAGCACCCATAGCGACACCAGCAACGCCAAGCTGACCCATAGCGCCTGAGGTAGTCCCGCTCTGCCGATGCAGTAGCTGAAGATCGTTTATAGCGCGCTTAACGTCCGCATTGTTGTAATCGCCCGTGATCTGAACGGAGATAGCCCCGCGAGCCATCATGCCCCCCTATTTATGATGCGCTCAGCGTAGGCAGTTGCCTGATCCATTACGCGCTCAAGATCCTTGCGCGCGTCCGGCCCCTTCGTCATCACCGCATAGAGCAGGCCTCGCGGCCCTCTCCCTAATCCTGCCTGACCGTTGTATTTCTTCCCTAGGTTCGCTGCGAACGTCCGGCCCTTCGGATTCGGATTCGTTGATTTCTTCTTGACTTCATTCGTCCCGGCCAGTGCGAAGACAGCGCCGCCCCAGTCCATCGTGACGATCTTCACCATATAGAGATTCTTGCCCCACTTGCGCTGATCCTGCGAGAGGCTCACTCGAATCTTGGAACGAACGCGCGTCCCGGTAAAGCCGAGATCCCGCCCGCGATCCACCGCTACCCATCGGCCCCAATTACTCAGAGCGTTACCGGAAGGAGTCTGAATGCGCGCTTCATCACGAACCTTCTCGCCAGCCTTGCGAAAACCCTTAGCGATTTCGTTATAGGCCTCACGATCAAAGCGCTCTAACAGCTTGATCGTCCGCTGCTCACCCGTAACCTGAGCCTTCATCACCATTCGCTATCGCTTCCTCTGCGCTGACGCTTGCTCTGTATGTCTCCACCGCAGGTAACGAAGCATGGTAATTTGCATACGATCTGACTCCTCCAAGATTACAGAAGGAGCGAGTCCGTATTCGTAGGCAAGGTGGCAGACGATGAAGTGACTGCTGGACTCTCCAAAGGGAGGATCTCTGTCGGCCCTGCGCTTTCATCATCTGCCACCTGATCGACCGTAGCCATCCAATCCTCAAAAGGAAGATTGACGCGCTTCGTTCGATTCAAGCAAGCCCAAGCAAGAAACCACATATATTCCAGACGCTCGCCTATTTTGTTCGTAGGCAGATCGTAGGCACGCTCAAACGCAATAGTGTCCGCGCCGGTACAGAGAACGTGCTCTACTCGCGAATCTGTATATGTGACTTCTAGCGGAATTCTGTTAATCATCGCAGGAACCTTCCTTAAGTTGTTGCGCGAACGACAGTGCCAGACGTCGGCCAGGTAACCGAGAGCGTTGCAAGATCTCCAACAGCGCTAGCGAATGGCTGATACTGATTGACAAGGCAGACAGCCGTGTAGCTCGGGTTCGTTGCCGAGACAGTGCCAGAAGTAGGAACGATCACGACCGTGGCAAGGCTGTTCAGGAGCGGAAATAAAACGCTATCAACGGACGCTGAGCCAAAATCCTGATGGAAGTCCAGCGTGATGCTCGCACTCTTCAACCCGCCAACGCGCGTGGTGAAAGTAGAGCCGAAAGCCGTTGTCTCTACTTCTGCTGATTCAATCGACAGATCAACGGAGTTAATGGAACTAGAAAAATCCGTCCCGTTAATGGTTACCTTATAATCAATCGCAACGAATTTTGGCATTGTTCCTTACTCCTTTATGCGTAGACGGTTACTGAAAAGTCCGCAGTGAGATAAATCGTATCTCCTATGGACGTTGAAGCGTACGAAAGCATTTCCGTAACGTGCAGGGATTGAGCGATGCCGCCGAGCGTTCGGTCAGACTCAATCGCAGTCTTAATGGATGATGCTCCGGTCGGATTGCAGTAGGCATCTATGGAGGCCTGAGCGTTTCGATCGGAGGCGCGTCCGACGATCACCGTCACAACGAATTCGTATTGATCTAGGCCGCGACGAAACGCCCGGTCATATGTGATGGTGGAAGGAATGACGACAGCCTGCGGAGGAGTCGGCGCATCTGGAACGGTTGCTGATGTCCGTAACCCGCTGATCGTTGCTAGGTTCGTTGCTATGCCAGTGCGCAAGGTTCCAATAGTTACCGTCATGCGATGCCGACCATCCTGCGGTAAGGCTCTACTAGTTGCGCTACGTCAGGATCTAGCGCTCTCGTCACGCGGACGACTCCAAGTTCATTAAAGCCTGCGACCCCGAGCGGGCTCTGTAATCTGGTGAAAATTCTTGAACCTTGCAGAACAGCCGCCTGAGTCACAACGATAGGAACAGCAGGGAAGCCATATACGCCCGTAACTCTCACGGTAGCCTCTCCACCCGCTGCAGGCCATAAGTAGTCTTCAATGGCCCTGATTCGCGTATATGGCACGGTCTGGCCGTTGCTTACTCCATTGAGCGGCTCTAGTTGATAATCAGTCGTCTTCCACGTTACGTCAAAGACTCCATCAGCGCCGGTAGAGGAAGTGATCGTTACCGCTGTCCCGGCGAGATCATCAATCTGGATCACATACTCATCAGAAGGAGAGAAGACGCGCGTAATCGTTCCTGATGTTCCAAAGGTTCGCCCGCAGTAACCATCAATGAGATCTGATGCCGCAGAACCGGCCATATTGATCAGGGAGTCATCTACAGAATCAGTAATGCGCAGCGCTGCTTTGATCTGCGCCGTACTCGCATAGAGGCTCATGCTGATCCTTTCCGCAGGTATTCGATCATTCTACCCATCATTTGTAGCAATTTATGCTGACAGAAGGAGAGCGAAACGAATGCCCCTCTAGTGTCAGATTCACGAACGGATTAAGAGACATCACTCCTACGCCCATTGATCGCAGTTTCTTTGCCACCTTTGGCAATTGCTGCTCCCAAACCGGGTAAGGCTTGGGATCGCCTGGCGCGTATCCTTCGATTGCGTCCCGCTCATCCAAGATCCCGCAATCAGCGCCAGCAAGGATGATGAACTTCGCTCCAAGATACGCCGCAAAGTGCATCCCCATATGCAGCGAGGTAGGCCCGCAGACGAGATGATCATCATGAGTCGGCCAGTGCTCGGCAGTATCAAACGCTGAATACATCTGCGGGTTTGTTTCAACGAAGAAGACGTTTGCTTGAGTCGGTCTAGTCTTCGCCGGGTATCCAATGCCTTGCTCAATCATCGGAACGATCACCGGGAGATCAGGCCTAGCATCAGCGAGGATATGAGCGTCTAGGTGGTAGTGAGTGACTGAATAGAAGTCTTTAAGCCCGAGCGCTTCTCCTGCGCGATTAATGCAAACGGTAGTTTTGTCATTGAAGAATCCTCGCGGTACATGATCAAGTGTCGCGCCAGAGCCAACAACGTAGATCGTTTCTCCCGAATGCCTACGCTTAAAGTCTGTGTACTGCTCAGCCATTAATCCCATGAATTCACTCGCCTTCGCTCAAGACTCCAGCCGCCTTCGTTCGGCTTCTCTCGCTTCCTCTGCCAGTAGTCGCAGTTATTCAGGTAGGTAGTGTTATTGCGCTCGCCGAAGAATTGAAGGGTAGAGGAATTGTGATGAATGATCGGGATCTTTGAGCGAGTGATCTTCACTCCTTCGATCTGGCATCTCATTTCATAGTCGGTATCTTCAAAGTAGGCTGGATGAAAGCCTTCATCAAATAGGCCAACGCGCTTGACGGCATCCTCAGACAGCGCAAACGCGCTCCACGGCTGCGGAGACTCAGCGAGCACCACTCCATCCGTAGCCTGCTCATAGAACGCTCTCAGCGATCCTGCTGGCCATTCAACGTCATAGTTCGCAATGAGCCACCAAGGAGAGAACGGGTCAGCCTTAATGCCTAGATTCCATGAACCAGCGACACCGAGATTCGCAGGCATCTTGATTACCTTCGTTGACTGAACGTGCTCTATCGGCCATCCGGTAGAAGTAGTGAGCGCGTCCCCATTGTCAATGATGATCAGTTTACGAATCGGATAGTCGATTGTGTCCAGCATCCTGTAAAGGATCTCTGGGCCCTTCAAGATAGGAACGATCATGCAAGGGATCACCGCAGAGCCTCCATCGCTGGCAACCAATAATTATCAAACACGAAATCTGCGCCGTACTGCGCCACGAAGTCTTGCGCTATCTCAGATCTTCCACGGCCCCGACCGTATGCCGCTTCCATCGCTTCAATGATGGAAGGAACGCCGGGCGTAATCATCCAAGCGCGCTGCGGAGAATCCCAAAACGGCTGCCCCTCCACTAGCCAGCCATCGCCGAGAAGCTCGGGAGATGCGCTCGCATTCGTGCAGATGACCGGCGTTCCGCAGGCCTGCGCTTCAATCTGAGGAACGCCGAACCCTTCACCCATCGAACAGATCAGCAACGTATCCATAGCGCTATAGATCGCAGCGAGGAGATCGTTACCGATACCTGAGCGATAGACGTACTGATCAACGAAGACGATCTGCTCATCAGGAATCCCGCATGCGGTAGCAAGCTCGCGCAGGTTGATTCCTCCCATGCCGCCGCGATCCTCCGTGTGAATGTAGAGCACTGCATCTTCATGATGCTTAGCGAACATTGAGAAGGCTAGGAAGGTTTCGGGAAAGGCCTTGCGAGGAGGGTAAGCGCCTTTGTTCGCGCTGACCATTCCGAATACAAAACGATCTTCAGGAATACCCATGAACTCACGCCCGGTGAGATCCTTACCGCCTGCGTTGATAGATTCTGTAGGCTTGAAGATCTTTTCAATAGCGTGCGGAACATAGAGACAATCAATGTCAGCGTTATTCAGCATTGCTTCCCCGAAGCGGCTCATCGCTATAGGAGTCACGTTCGGACGTCGGCACCAGGCCGCAACATCTGGAGGAACCGGCGAATGATCGATAGGAACCCATGAAGCGATTTGTTCCACATCGTCCCACTGAGAACCCTTGAAAATGTAGACAT